CCCTAAGAAGAGGGAGTGACAAGACTCCCTCTTAGGGAGGTAGGGGGATCTATGCTAACTTTCTGGGGTGGAGTGAGACTGTTCACTTGAGTTCTCTTGACGATTTTCCGGGGACGATGTAGGTTGTTTGTCCCATGAGTTATCTAGAGAATGGTTCCACGCTCCGCAGCATGTTCCGGCTGATGCTTCCGCTTCGGCACGACATCGACCCCACTCGATCCGAGGTTATCACCCACATAAAGGACAACCTCCGTTGTGATATTGGCCGGGCGATCCGTGCGTTCAATTCGATGAGGCACAAGAAGTCGCAGGTCCTTGTGTATGACATGGTCCATCGGCAATGGCGTGGGTGTGACTGGGTGCCGCCTGAGGAGGGTGACAAGGTGTCGCTGCTCCTGAGGACCATCAACGATCTGAAGCGTGATGTCGCGTATCTGAAGACCTCGGTGAAGAAGCACGAGCGTCTGCTTGGCCAACTGGAGCGGAAGCGATCGCGCAAGCGCGAGAGGGAGGAGGAGCAGGAGGAGGAGACCGTGGAACCGCAGCCCGAGCCCGAGCCCCAGCAGCAAGAAGCCGCTCCCCCCGAGAAGGAAGCGGCTGATGGAGAGGATTGGTTCAAGGCTATGCGCGAGGCCCTCGACGAGCAGGAAAGGGCTTCTTCTCCTTCAGCTCCGCCCCCGTCATCACCATCGGGTTCCACTGGTCCCACACGATTCCGCTGGGAGAATGCTGAAGGTTTAGTGCCGATGCCGTGAGGCGCGATCCCCGCTTGCAGAAGGCCAGTTGGAAGCGCCGAGGCTTCGATTGGCCTACTTCTGCAAGTACTGCGATCTCTCGCGCCCAGTTGGCCAGTTCGCTGGATCCGAACCCGGCGTGGGCGAGTTCCATGGTGGTGAGTGGCTCGCCGTCCTTGCGCTGGGCCTTGCTGATGTGGTGCATCCAGATCCATGCGACCTTGGTCTGGTGGAGGATGGGCTGGAGCTTGTTCCGCAGGAACACGCTGACCTCGCCTTGGTCGCTCAGGTCGCCCCCGAAGTAGGAGAAGAGCGGGTCGCCGATGATGAGGTCGAGCTTGGATCGGGTGATGAAGCGTGTGGCGTAGGCAAGGAATGCGTCCCCGGTGCGGACGGATTCGGTGCGGAAGTGGAGGTTCTCCTGGAGGATACGGATGTCATCGGTGGCCATCTTGAGTCCCTTGATGACGCCCTTGAAGGCTTCGGCTAGGTCGCCCTTGTCGTTCTCGGCTTGGACGATCCCGATGCGGAGCGGGCGGACTGGCGCGATGCCGAAGAAGTCCTTTCCGAGCGCCCAGCGGATCACGATCTGCATCATCAGGGATGACTTTCCGATGCCGGTGCCGCCGGAGATGATCATGGATGATCCCCGGGTGAGCCATCGTTTGCCGATGAGGTTGTCGGGATCGTTGTCCTCATCGAAGTAGAGCAGGTCTTTGACCGTGACGATCGTGGCTTGGTCGTCGGCGGTCTCGCGGTCGGTGAGCCAGTCGGCCCATGACTCTGGACCGATCTGGGTGGCGATCAGTCGTTGGGGCGATCCGTTGCGGAATGCGCCGGGGAGGCGGGAGAACCGTGCTGGGTTCTTGTTCTTGGGATCGATGCCGGGGATGAGGGTGTAGATGAGATCCCTGCGGGCCTCCCATTCCTTGCGGTCTGGTGCATCGACGCGGACCCATGCGTGGATGGACTTGCCGCCGCTGTCGATGAGGGCGGAGATGGGCATGCCGGTGTCGCGGAGGGCCTTCTCCTGTTCGGCCTTGGGTCGTTCGTCCATCTCGACGAGGACATGGCGGTAGGCGGATACGTCGTTGTCGGATCCGCTGTAGAGGTTGGGCTTGAACGGGTTGATGCGGACGAAGACTCCGCGTCGTTCGGGTCCGAGGATACCGGCACCGGGTTCGTCGTGGCGGGCGAGCCATTCCTCGCGGCTGATGAACGACCCACTGGACAGTGGCCTACCGTCCTCTTCCGACACGTGGTCGCAGATGCAGACGGTCTCGCCCTGGGCGAAGCAGGCTTCGAGGAAGCGCCGGAACTCTGATGCGCCGGACTCCGGGGCCGCTGGCGCGGGTCGCTTGAAGGTGACGCGGGTGATATCGAGCGGCTGTGTGGTGCGGTGGCTGTTCTCCACCAAGTGACCGCGTGGCTTGTCGTGCGGCTTCTCGTCCGCTTGTCGGATCTTGTGGAGCAGCTCGCGGTCGGTCCATGGCGGCTGGCAGGAGCGGTTCCAGTCCGACAGGAGCTTGAAGGCGTCGGCGGGCGATAGCCCGAAGCCGTGGACGAGGCCCACGGCAGCGGTGTAGGTGGTGGAATGCCCTCCGGATCCGGAGATGGCTGGCGGCACCTTGGCGAGCCAAAGCGCCGCTCGGTCGAGGAGCGTTGTCATGTCGTTGGATTCGTTGCTGATTGGCCTACTTCCTCTTCTTCTTCATGGCCTTGAACATCTCCACCTGCATGAGCCTCTTGATGGCTTCTGCCTTGGTGCTGTAGGTGCCCATGTTCTTGTGATGGGTCTTGGACTCAACTTTGTACCCGGCTTTGGTTTTCTTGATCATAGGGTTTGAATATGCGGTTGAACTCTTGGGTGTTGCGGACGTAGAAAGCGCCACGGCGCTCGTAGATGATCACGGAGCGTCGGGTCTCACCTATTCGATACTGTCCATGCCCGAGGACTGTGACGACCACGGCAGGGTTGTGGATGTTGACGAACTGTCGATCGGTTTCTGATTGTTCCATGTGAAGTGTTGTTTCTTGGTCGGATAACTCATCCAACCCTTGGAGATCGCGTAAGCGATGAGGCGTGGGGCGTCCTCGATGATCTTGCGGTTGGCCCCGCTCATAATGGTGCGCTCCTCGTCGGTGAGTGGCGCTGGTTTCTTGTTATTCTCTAGTCGGCATTCGTACCATGGTTGTTCGTGGCGAGGGGTTTTCATGTTGGTGTGATCCTTGAGAGGATGCAATTACAGTAGGTGCCCTTGGTCTTGGCGGTGCATTTGGGGTGATGGATGGGGCTGGCCAGGATGTGATCGCTGAGTTCCTTGGTGAGCGAGATGAGTTGCAGGATCCTGTTGGCCGACTCGGCGCATACGGCGTTGGCCGCACCGTCCGGCGAGTGGATCTCTGCGGAGAGGATGTTGAGGGCATTGACGAGGTCGTGCGTTGATGAGGATTTCATTGCTCTTTGTGGATGATGATTCCGTTGCCCTTGGCGTCGATGAGTTCGACCGATCTGACGTTCTCTAGGCGGGCCAGAGTCTTGATCATCTCGATGGGGTCATAGGCTTGGGCAACGCAGGTGAGGTGGATGTCTCCGTCGCCGTAGTTGGTCTTGAGGTTCTCCTTGGTGCGATCCCTGCGGATGCGGAGTGTGCGTCCGTCGGAGAGCGGGATGACCTTGATGGATTCGACGAGTGGATAGTTGTGGCGGCTCATAGGTGTTGGCCGCAGTGGGGGCACTTGTTTGATGTGCTGTTGCGGCTGTGGTTGCCGGGCTCGACGCCGAGCCACGCGCACAGGTCGTAGTACGAGGTGTACCCGAAGTTGGCCCACTTGAAGGGCTTGATGTCACCTACCTTGACCGCGTGGATGGCGACATCGCGGGAGTTGATGTTGAGCTTCTCGAGGATCTTGATGTTGCGGACGCTGAGTCCGTTGGTCCATAGGCCGGAGTCGTGCTCGCGTTTGCGGGCCAGGACATCGATCTGATGGGCTCGTTGTTTGGACATTCCGAGGGCGTTGGCGATTGACTGATAGGTCCAGCCTTTGGCTCGGAGATCGGTTACCTGCTTGATGGATTCTGCTAGTTTCATGGCTTCTGGATTCTGATGGTTGCTCGGTATCGTTTGTTGGCCTTGTGGCATTGGACACACAGGCCCAGTTGTTGAGTGCAGCCGCAGCCCAAGCATGCGGCCAATTCGTGACATAACTCCTTCCATTGTTTCAGTTGGTTTGTTGTTTCGTTTTGCGGTGATTCGGGCATGGGATTCCTTTGCGGATGTACCATAGGACAGAGGGTGCGAGGTTGTATTTGGCCGACAGTTCTGAGTAGGTGATGGAGTGGTGTTCCTTGAGTATCATGGCCTTGATGCGATCTGGGACTTTGCGCCAGCGACGTTCGCCTGACTTCACCGGCGGGAGGATGGGTTTCATATCTTCTCCGTGAGTGATCTCAGGTACCTGTTCCGCTCCTTCGGTTTGACGTTGATGAGGTATTGGATTGCAAGACAGGCATCTATGCTGGCGGTGTGTTCCCACTCCCTATTGCCCCAGTAATCTGATACATTTACAGATGAGACAACGACTTGGCCGGTCTTCCGGTGCTTGAAGATGAATGCTACAGGGCCGATTGGTACGTTCATGGCTTCTGCCCCTTCACCTTGTTCCATTGCTCAATCTCACCATGCCAGCCCAGGAATGCGGCAGCAGCGCACAGCATATCGCCAGCACGTTCCAATCTGTTGATGCGTTCGTTCTCCTTCTCTAGTTCGACGATCCGCTCCATGTAATGCTTCCTCTCCCCTTCGAGCTTGTCCCACAGAGCGCGGAGACGGTTTTCGAGTTCGGTGACGTGCTGCTTAAGATCTTCGTTCTCTTTCGCCATTGCTCCGATGGATTTGCACAAGCGTGCGTGCGCTTCGTATTGAGGATTCATCTGCTTCTCGAACATTGGCCTTCCGAATGCGTCGTTGATTTGGCTCATTTGCACTCCTTCCATTTGAACTGATTTTTATTCGCGCAATCGACCACCCACTCAGCGTGGCCCTTCCTAACGGCTTCTTCGCGCATGCTGCTCTTGCCAAGTTGATCGCCCCACAGGATTGCTAAGGACAGAAAACAACCGGCTACAAGTCCGTACATGCATTGTTCTAAAAGTGAAATGCTACTCACGGCTTGGCCTCCTTCCATTTGAACTGCGGCTTTCCGCTCTTGTCTGCCACCCATTCGGCATGGCCAGCAGCGACTGCTTCACGCTGTTGTATGTCTCTTTGTGCCTCACCTCCGATGAATCCACCCAAGATGATTGATCCAATTATCAGTCCAAACATCAGCGCATATGGGAAATCTAAGTCTCTCATGGCAACGGCCCTCCATTCTCCCACAGCAGCAGATCGGCGCGGAGAGCGTCGTTCTCACGCTCTAGTTGGGCGATGCGCATATGCTGCTCCGCTAGTCGCTCCGCTGCTTCAGCGACTGCTGCGTTGGCCGCGCCATCGTCGGATTGAATATCCTGAGACAATATCCGCATGGCTGCGATTAGTGTTTCGGTTGAGGTTCTCACGGCTTGGCCTCCTTGGCTTGATGCCAGTTTTCAACCGCCTCTTCATCGTCGCACCATCGAGCCGTCCTGTCCCCCGCCTCCTCAAGCCGCTTGATGCGCTGCTTCATCTCACGCACCACAGCCACTCCCCGCTTGACATCATCGGTTCCTAGCAGTTCGGTGAACTCCTCGCGGAGCTTCCAGTTCTGATCAGCCTGTCGTCGCGCCGTGTCACGCTCTGCGATGAGCCGCTTGATGCGCTCCAAACACTCAAAGTATCTGTCCTCGTACTTCTTGGAGATTTGATTGGCCGCGTTGAGTTCCCGTTCGAGTTGGCGGCACAAACCAGATGCTTGTTCAAACGCTGCGTTCCTGCGTAAACCAACAGGAGCGTGTTGCTCCATCAAGTCGGTCCTCGGTGTCTCACCGATCATTTTCGTGACGTCAGGAATATGATCGCTCACGGCTTGGCCTCCTTCTTCTCCTCTTTGATTTCGCGGATGATGTCGCACAGGCCGATGCACATGGCTAGGTAGCCTTGTGGATTGGCTATGCCATTGCGGTTGCAGATATCTGATCCTCGCTTCATTGCATCCAAACCGACTTCCCGCCATGGCTCGTTGATGAACTCGCTAACTCTCTTTCCGCTCACTTGGTTCCTTTCGCTTTGTTCCACGCTTCCACCTTGTCGTGCCATCCCATGAAGGCCCCGGCGGCGCACAGCTCGTCGCCGGCCTTCTCCAGTGCTTCGATCTTGGCATCGAGGCGTTTGATCAGGCCCATTGCGTATCCCACCTGATCCTTGGTGTACTCCAGCTCCTTGGCCGTTTTGGCTGCATCCAATGCCCGCATCTCCTCGATGGTCATTTGGTTCCTTTCTTCTTTGCTCTTTTCCACACGGTGACATCCGCCAGCTTCACCTTCTTGGCTGCACGATACGCTTCTCCGGCGGCTTTCTTGCTCAGCGCGTACGGATCCCCTTGTTGATTCATCGTCCACCTCCGTTGGCGTAGTGGAGGATGAGAAGGGCGTCCGCGTTCCCGAGCGTGACATCGAGATGCGGGTACAGTTCCTGGGCCTTGGCCTTCAGCTTACGCTTCCACTCGGGACCGGTGGCACAGGCTTTACGCCCGCCGAGGCCGAGGGGTTCTTGCCAGACCTTGGGCTCGACGCGGTGGAGCGCGTAGCCGGCGGCGTAGGCCAGTCCTTGGATGATGCCGTAGTTCTCGTGGAGCGTGGCGACTGCTGAGGCCGGGGTCAGTTTGCTGACGAACTTGGGCACCTTCTCGATCCACAGGTGGGAGTCGGCCAGCTTGTGGCTTGTGAGGAGTTGCGCCATGTCGGGGAGGGACTCTGGCATTGGGAACAGGAGGATGCCGTCCCTTGTCTGGACAGCGAACCCACCGTTCACGCCTGGGTCACATGCGATTACGATTCGATTGCTCATTGGTTGTGGTTTTCTGGGACTTGATGGTGAGAGTGTGGCCAACGTAGATGCCTGCGATCACGCAGAGTGGCATCAGCACGGCCATGGATACGATTGTCAGGGCGGTGCTCATTGTCTCTTGAACTTGGTGTCGAGGAACTTGGAAGCCGCCTCGAACTTCCATTGGTA